AGAATCTGCAAGCCTCTCTGTACCTTGTCGGCGATGTAGTCGGACGTACGCGCAGGCAGCGTCAGCCTCCGCAAACTCGACTTGATCGCCATCTCCCAAACGCTCGCAGCACTCAGCCACAATTCGCGCTCATTGTCCTCAATCGCGCGACGCGCTGTCCTGCTCAGGCGTGGGTCGCCAGCCATGAACCAGAGGAATGCGTGAGTGTCGAGGAGAAGTTTCACCCGCTATAGTCATCCATGCCAGGGATCGGCGCGTCAAAGTCGGCGCTCATCGTGATTTTGCCGACATCGGTGCCGAACTTAAGGCCGCCTTCTCGATGAGGAGGCCGCAATTCGGCGACAGGTCGCCCGTGCTTGGTAATCACGTAGATGGCACCCTTGTCGACCTGGTCCAGGAGCTCCGACAGATGAGTTTTCGCGTCGAACGCGCCAACCTTCTTCGTCTTCCGGTTCATTCAACTAGTCTATTCAACTAGTTTAAAACGGTCAAACGCCGGTTTAGGCATAGGAATGGCGGCCGATCTGTTTTGCCCTGAGTGGGCCGGGATGCCGAGGTGCGTCTTGCCACGCGAGATGCGAGGGTGCACGGGAGTGGCGGCGCGGGAGTGAAGTCCCGAAAACGCCGCTTCCGGAATGTTCCATACTCCGCTCAGAATGGACTTCTGAACCTGGCGCGTGCCGCGCGGCCTATTTGGAAATCACTTTCTTGCGGAAAGCGACGAACGGCTGACGCGAGACGCGGGTCAAGGGTGAGCAGCGGCTGCTAAGCTCATCGCCACGTGCCAGAACTGGAGGGGAGCGATGATCGTACGTCGATTTCCAGGACTGCTTGTTATCGCGACCGTGCTCGTTGCCGCCGCGGCTGCCTTGCCCGCCGCGCAACCTCGACAGATTCTTCCGCAGACCTACTACAACACGTTCTCGCACACCAACGCGGTGTTCGCCCGGATCCGTCCGTATGAGGTTGTCTTCACGAGAACGCTCGATTCGAGCGGCCGCGATGAAACTGGCGCGCAACGCGCCGTTCCGTCGAACCCACTCACCGGACCCTTCTATGTAGAAGGCGCCGAACCCGGCGACGCGCTCGCGGTGCGCTTCACGAAAATTCGCCTGAACCGGAATTGGGGCTTCACCAACTACAGGCTCGGCTTGTACGCGCTGACGCCGGAATCGATCGAAGGTCTCTATCCAAACCGCTACCGGCCTGGCGAGATCATCAAAGAGCGTGTGAGCGTCGTGCCATGGGATATTGATTTGGCTCGAAACACGGTACATCTGAGGGAACCCACGAGCAGCGTACTGAAAATGGAATTTCCGGCGAGCCCGATGCTCGGCTGCGTAGGCGTCGCGCCCGCTGGTGACTTTGCGCCGACGTCCGGTCCTGCCGGATCGTACGGCGGCAATCTCGATTACAACGAAATCCGGGAAGGGACAACAGTCAGCCTGCCTGTGTACCATCCGGGTGCGCTGCTCTTCATCGGCGACGGACATGCATTGCAGGCCGACGGGGAGCCGGCCGGCACGGGCATCGAAACGTCGATGGACGTCGAATTCAGCGTCGAGCTGCGGAAGAAAGCGAATCTGTCTGGTCCCAGGGCCGAGACAAGCGACTACATCATCAGCATCGGCAGCCAGCCCGAATTTGTGAGTTCGACCAATCGCGGATTGGAGCTCGCCACCAGCGACATGGTGAACTGGCTCACGACCGATTACAAACTGGAGCCGTGGGCGGCTCACCTCCTGATCGGCTATCAGGGGAAATATGACGTGGTCACGGTGGCTGGAACTGTGTCGCTGAAGATTCCGAAGGCCCGACTGCCGAGCCGATGACCGCGTGTCGCTGAGTCCTGATCGTTGATTGCGGAAATCTGGCGCGCCCGGCAGGGCTCGAACCTGCAACCTTTGGCTCCGGAGGCCAAAAATACTCCCACCTGTCTGCACCCCTGAACACCCCACCGCACCCCAATTCGTGATACTTTTGTTGAGCGTTTCCGCGCAGACCGTTGGTGTCGCGGGACACGGTCGGGTGGTGCTGGGGTGGCCGATTTGCACCCCTAATGCACCCCCGACAAAAACATCAGGGGTGCAGATTGTGAAGTGGGTTGTCTGTTCAGAAGGTGAAGAATGCGCGCAAAGCTGAATACCGAGTTCGTTCGACGACTGCCGAATCGTGATGTCGATATCTGGGATACGAAGTATCCCTGTCTCGTGCTGCGCTGCCGCGCGTCCGGGACACACACGTATCGCGTGAACTACGGCCGCGGCAAGTGGGTGACGCTCGGCCGCGCCGACACGCTGACGCCGGACGAAGCGCGGGTGAAGGCACGCGACGAACTAAACCGCATCGACAAAGGGCACGATCCGAAGGCCGCACGTCGTGCCGCGAAAGGCGATCTCACCTTCACGAAATATCTCGACGAACATTACGGACCGTGGATGCTGGCGCAGCGGCCACGGACGCAGCAGGTTGGACGCTTACAGGGCGAAGCGTTCGAGCCGTTTATGGATGTGAAGCTCTCCGATCTGACCGGCTTCCAGATCGAACGCTGGCGCTCGTCGCGCCTCAAAGCCGGTATCAGCGCCGGGACGTGCAATCGCGATCTCGGCGCGCTGCGGTCGGCGCTCACGCGCGCCGTGAAGTGGTCCCTGCTGAAACGGCATCCGCTCGCCGACCTGAAGGGGCTCCGCGAAGACGACGGCGCGATTGTGCGCTATCTCACACTGGCCGAAGAGTCGCGGCTACGGAAGGCGCTGACGGCTCGGGACGATGCGCGGAACGCCAAACGCCTAGCCGCGAATGAATGGCGACGCGAGCGTGGGTACGCCGAGTGGCCGGCCGAGAACCCGGATCATCTGACGCCGCTCGTGCTCGTCGCGCTGGCGACGGGATTGCGGAAAGGTGAGCTTTTCGGGCTGCGCTGGCCGGACGTGGATCTCGTCCGCGCGCAGCTGACCGTCCGCGGGGATGGCGCGAAGAGCGGGCAAACACGCCACGTTCCGCTGAACGGCGAAGCGCTCGACGTGCTCACGCGCTGGCGTGCCGCGACGGATGCGAACGGGTATGTGTTTCCGGGACGTGATGGGAACGATGATCAAATGAACGACGTGAAGACGGCATGGACGCCGATCCTGAAGGCGGCGAAGATCGCTGACTTCCGGTTCCACGATCTCCGGCACACATTCGCATCGAAGCTCGTGATGGCCGGCGTCGATCTCAACACCGTCCGCGAACTGCTCGGTCATAGCGACATCAAGATGACGCTCCGGTACGCGCATCTCGCGCCTGAGCACAAAGCCGCGGCCGTCGCGAAGCTCGTGAGCGCCTGATGGGCCGCGCCGCTCGCGCCAAAGCGCGCCGCCACGCGCTCGGGGTGGATAACGCCGGCAACCGCGTCCGGATGATCGTGGCACACGGCGAAGCCGTGACCGCGCTGGCCGGCGACCTTCGCATCCAGGAACACTTTCAGCACTGGGCGCAGGCGATGGACCAGCTGCAGCGCGACGGCCCGCCAGACTGGATGTCCCCGGAGACGCCGATTGACCGCGTGATCGCCGCCATCGAGCGCGGGGAGATCGATTACCTCGCCGATGTCTTGCGGCCGATGGGCGTGCCGTGGCGCTGGTGCGCGGAAGCGCTCATCCGAGTCGTGTTTCCGATCCTGCTGCACAACGCCCGGCATCCTGACGACCTGAAGATCCTGAGTATCGAGACGCGATGGGCGCTCGGCCTGCCCCGCGGCCAAGCCCCGCCGCACGACGGGCGAGAGCTTGCGGAGAACGTCCGCTGGTGGTACCGGGCGAAGGTCAAGTGCCCGAAGGACTCCATCCGCAGCCTGGCTGAGGAATACGCGGAACGCGAAAACCGCGTCACAGACGCTCGATCAGTGGTCCAAATTGGCATCGAACGGGCCGAAAACCTGCTCAACAGCACGATCCCGCGCTGACGCGCGAGCGAACGGCCACGAAATAGGCACTCCCCCCCGACGAAAAACTCTCGCACCCTGAGGGGGTGACACCTCCAACTCCCAAGACACCCGCCACGCAAACGCTCGACTGCGCGGACGCGGCGAAATACATCGGGCTGTCGGTCTGGTGGCTGAAGATGGCTCGCCGACACAAGCGCGGCCCCGCCTTTCTCCGCATCGGTCGCACCATCCGGTATCGCGTCACCGATCTGGATCGCTGGCTCGCGGCGCACGTCATCCAGACGAATGACAGCCGCGCGTCATGACGACCGATTTTCGCGACATCGCGCTTCAGGACGCGGCGCTCGATCATGTGCTCCTACTGGAGCGCATTGCGTCGCTCGAAGCGGACATCAAGACGTACCGACTCATCGCGGCATCGACGATGGACGCGCTCCACGCCGTCACCCTGCAGCGGGACGCGCTCCAGCGACAGTACGACGAACAGACCGCGGAGTACCGCTCATTTCGCGAAGAGATCCTGATCGCTGACCAGAAGGACGACGCCGCATGAAGACACGGCCGCCGAAGGTGACGGAGATCGACTTTGGGGTGCCGACTGCGCCACTCGGGAAGACCGTCGTTCCGCCGCCGGGACAACCGATGCGCGTGGCGCGGGAACTCGTGCGACGGCTCTACACGATGCCGACCGGCGTCCGGCTTCGCAGTCATCGCGGCGACTTCTACCAGTCGGACGGCATCCGCTACATCGAGATTGATCGGCGCGATGTACGACGCGCAGCGTACGACCATCTCGAAGACGCCGTCTTCTGGCATCCGAAGGAGCTGGACTGGCAGCCGTTCGCGCCGACGCAGCGCAAGATCGCCGACGTACTCGACGCGCTGCATGCCGTCGTGCTCGTCGAGAGCCGCCCCGATGCCCCGCTGTGGATCGATCACCGGACGACGCCGCCGCCGTCCGAGCTGATCGCCTTGACGAACGGATTGCTACACGTCCGAACGCGGATTCTGCATCCACACAGCTACGACTACTTCAACCACCATGCGCTCCCGTTCGCGTTCGATCCGAAAGCGGCACCGCCGTGTACCTGGCTGGCGTTTCTCAACGAGCTGTGGCCGGATGACGACGCCACGATTAGCGCGCTGCAGGAAGCGATTGGGTACGTGCTCGGCGGCGATACCAGCCTGCAGAAGATGTTCCTGTTCGTCGGGCCGAAGCGTGGCGGGAAGGGCACCATCGGCCGCGTGTTGACCGGGCTGCTCGGCGCGCATCACGTCGCCGCGCCGACGCTCGCGAGTCTCTCCACAAACTTCGGACTCTCGCCGCTCATCGGCAAGCCGCTCGCCCTCATCGCCGATGCGCGACTCTCTCATCGCGCTGAGAGCTCCGTCGTCGTCGAGCGCCTGCTGTCGATCAGCGGCGAAGACATTCAGACCATCGACCGCAAATACAAAGAGCCCTGGACCGGCCGGCTGCCGACACGCTTCGTCATTTTGACGAACGAACTGCCGAAACTGAACGATGTGTCCGGCGCGCTCGCGAGTCGCTTCATCGTCTTCGTGTTGACGAAGAGTTTCTACGGACAGGAAGACCCGACATTGACCGAGCAGTTACTGGCCGAAGCGCCGAGCATCTTTTTGTGGGCGCTCGAAGGACTCGACCGCGTGCTCAAGCGCGGGCACTTGATCAATCCGGCGTCAGGCGCGGATGCCGTGCAGCAGCTCGAAGATCTGTCGTCGCCGATCTCGGCGTTCTTGCGGGATCGATGCGTCCGCGATCCGAACATGAGCGTGGCCGTCGAAGAACTGTGGAGTCAGTGGAAGGAGTGGTGCGGCGAGAACAACGCCCGCACGGGAACGAAGGCCATGCTCGGCCGGGATCTGAGAGCCGCGATGCCGACGATTCGGATGAGCCGACCACGGAAGGACGAAGACCGCGTCTACTTCTACGACGGCCTGGGACTGCGCTCGTGAGCACTACAGTGCCCTTTCACCCGGACCACCCGGACCACCTGGACCACCCCACGGTTTTCGGCCTGTTTTCGCAGATCCGGTGGTCCAGGTGTCGGACCGCTGGTCCGGGTGGTCCGGGTGGTCCGGGCAATTCGGCAATGTAGTGCTCACACGCAGAAACGGTGATGCCGATGCTCCCACCCCGCCGCTGTCCGACCTGTCACCAGCTCGTGACCGCGCGGCGTTGTCCGACCTGCATCCGCCAGCGGGACACGAAGCGCCCGACCGCCGCGGCGCGTGGCTACTGTTCGGACCGCTGGCGACGACTGCGCGCGGCGAAGTTGGCGCTCGAGCCGGTTTGCTCATGCGGTTCACCAGCGACGCAGGTCGATCACATCGTGCCGCACCACGGCCCGGACCATCACTCGTTCTGGGATCAGACCAACCTGCAGTCGCTCTGCGCGTCGTGTCACTCACGGAAGACCGCGACGACTGATAGCACGTTCGCACGGAAGGGAGTTCAAAGATGACACTCGACGCGTCTTCGTCACGATGAGCGCACAGATCGCCGTGCTTGCCGATGGCGAACACATCGGTGGATTCGATCATCACGGCTAAGGGAAGCACCCAAACCGCCTGGCGGCCGATTATTCGGCTATGCAGTGTGTGATTGATGCAGAAAAAACGTAGAAAAAGCCGCGCGCTCTCACCCGCCGAACACGTCCGGCGCGGCACGGTGCAGCCCTGTCGCGCACGGACGACGACGAAGAAACGGCGTCACCAATCTGTTACGGGTATCGAGCAACCGCGGGACTTTATCGCGATGCTCGACGCCTATCTCGCCGGCATCGCGAGCGGCACGACCGTCGCTGGCGAGTGGATGAAGAAGGCCGCCGCACGGTTCGTGCGGATGCGCGAGCAGTCGCGTGACCTGACCTGTCACTACACCTTCTCGCCGGACACCGTCATCGACATCTGTCGGTTCGTCGAGCAGCTGCCGCACGTCGAAGGCCGCTGGCCAACGCCGACGATCCGGCTCGAGCCGTGGCAGGTGTTCGTCCTGGCGGGGTGCTACGGGTTCCGCCGCCGGAACGACGGCGGCCGGCTCGTGTCCGTCTGCTTCTTTGAAGTCGCCCGGAAGTCGGCGAAATCGACGCTCGTCGCCGCGTGCGGCCTGTATCACCTGGCCGTCGAGCGGGAACCCGGCGGGCAAGTGGTCTGCGGCGCGACGACGGGCCAACAGGCGCGCATCGTCTTCGGCATCATGCAGCGGATGGTTCGGCGGTCACCGGCGCTGCGGGCGCTCGGGTTCACCGCCTTCGCGAACGGCATCACGTTCGATCCGACCGGCGGGTTCGCCCGGCCCATCAACGCGAAGAGCTCGACGCAGGACGGACTGAACCCGTCGTTCATTGCGCTCGACGAGAGCCACGCACAGGACTTCGGCCTGCATGACGTGTTGAAGTCCGCGCAGGGCGCTCGGCGCGATCCGATGTTGATGGCTCCGACGACGGCTGGGTACTCGCTCACGTCGGTGGGGTACGCGCTGCGCGCGACCGCGATGAAGGTGCTTGACGGCGTCATCGATGCCGGTCATGCGTTCTTCGCGCTCTACGAGCTCGACGACGGCGACGACTGGAAAGACGAGAGCGTCTGGATCAAAGCCGCGCCGATGCTGAACGTGTCGCCGACGCTGGCGTACTTGCGGCAGTACCGCGACGACGCCGTTGCGACGCCGGGGCTGCAGGGCGAGTTTGAAGTCAAAGTCTGCAACCGCTGGCTGCATTCAGCATCCACGTGGCTCTCGATGCCGGCGTGGCAACGCTGCGCCAATCGGACGCTGGCGCTCGACGCCTTCAGGCTTGAGCCATGTTGGATTGGTGTGGACCTGGCCGAGCGCGACGACATCGCGGCCGTGGTCCTGGTCTTTCGTCGCGACGGCGACTTCGTCGTCTTCGCGCGCGGCTATCTGCCGGCGCTCGTCGTCTCCGAGCGCTCGCGTGCGGTGCCGGAGTACCGCGCGTGGCTGGAGAGCGGCGAACTGGTCGCCACGGACGGCAACCTGACGGACTACGCAGCCATCGAAGCCGATCTGCGGCGGGACTGCGAACGGTTCGACGTGCAGGAGATCGTCATCGAGCGGTACGGCGCACTGAATCTCGCGTCGAATCTCAGCGATCTGGGCGTGACGGTGCGGCTCGAAGGCAAGCATCCGAAAACGTTCACGCCGCCGGCGAAGGAGCTCGAAGCGCGCATCCGCGCCGGCCAGATCCAGCATCCGGGCACGTCGTTTCTCACCTGGCAGATCTCGAACTGTTGCGTCGAACGACGGCGTGACGGCTCGCTGCTGCCGACGAAGGACGCCGCCGACAGTCCGCGCAAAATCGACGCGGTGGATGCGATGTTACTGGCGCTGTCCGGGTTGCTGGTGACGCCGAGCGCGACGACGTATGACCCGCAGATACTGACGCTCGGGTAAGTCCGTGCGGCCGATGGTTCTCCGAGCCAGCCGATAGATCTCGATGGTTCACCGAGCCGGAGATCGTTGCAGTTCAAGGCTAGGTGACACGTATGGAGATTCAGGACTTTGTCAAAGCCACGACAGCGATCCCGCTCGGAGAGCTGACGGCCGTCGCCGCGCACCGCGGCGCGTTCGGCGACGATGTACTCGCCGCCTTCGCGACGCAGGTGCAGCTGCGAAGCACGGCCGCGCAGACGGTGCTCGACGCGGCGAGCCAGGCGAACCGTGACACGCTGCTCGCCAGCGAACAGCGTAGCTACGACGCCGCCATCCGGGAACGCGATGCGATTCTCGGCCTGCAGCGCAGCGTCGAGCAACGCACCGAGACACGAGCGTTCGTCCCGGCGACGCAAGGCTCGACGCCGGCAAAACCGAAGCGCGGGCTCTTCGGCATCGAGCTGCGAGCGCTCGTGGAGAGCGGCGGCGGTGGCCAGATCATCACGCCGGACCAGTGGGGTCCGGGGTTTTTCGACAGGCTGGTGCCGGAGTCGGCCGCGCTCAACAGCGGCATCCGCGTCATTCGCACGGACCGCGACACCATCCACATCCCGCACATCACGGCGGATCCCGCCGCGGCGTGGACGGCCGAAGGGACGCCGATCACCGCCACTGATCCGAACTATGTGGACCAGACGGCGAACCCGAAAAAGCTCGCCACGCTGACCCAGCTGTCGAACGAAGTCATCGCGGACAGCAATCCCGATGTCATCGCGCTGCTCGAAATGCAGGTGGCGCGCAGCCTGGCGCTGAAATTCGATCTCGGCGTCTTTGAAGGCTCTGGCGTCGCGCCAGAGATTCGGGGGCTGAAGAACATCGCCGGCATCACCACGGACACCAGCCTGACGGCGAAGCCCGTCAATCTCGACGTGTTCGCGAATGCCATCGCGACACTCGAATCGAACAATGCCAAAGCGACGACCATCGTGATGCATCCGCGCACGTGGGGCACGCTGCTCGCGTTGAAGGAAACATCGACATCGAACAAGGCACTGCTGCAGATGAGCGCGGGGAGCGCGTCGCAGGGCGTGGTCCGAGCGCTGTACGGCGTGCCGGTGTATCTGAGCTCGCAGCTCTCGACGACGGAGCCCGCGGGCACGGCGTCGAGCGCCTATGTGTACGACAACACGCAGGTGATCGCCGTCTTCCGGCAGGACACGCAGATCCAGCTGGATCGCAGTCGGCTCTTCAACAGCGATCAGTCGGAACTGCGCGCGATCCTGCGCGCCGATGTCATCGTCCCGAACCCGCTCGCGGTGGTTCGCATCGCCGGATTCGTCACGACGTAGAACGGTTTCGGGCGGTTCCGCCGTGGCACCGCCCGAAAATTCAGGAGCAGTCCGATGAACCTGTTGAAGTGGTTCGACCGTCGCGAACGGCGGGACATGGGGACCCCGCCCTTCTATGGCTGGTGCGCGAGTGGGCCGACGGTCGCCGGGACCTACGTCGAGCCGGCGACCGCTATGGCCGTCCCGGCTGTCTTTGCCTGCTGCCAGGTCTTGAGCCAGGACATCGCGCGCACGCCGATCCGGCTGCGCCGGCGCGTGTCCGACGACACCTATGAAGACGCCGTCGAGCATCCGCTCTACGAGATCCTGCACGACCTGGCGAACCCGGAAACGACCGCCTACCAGTTCAAGGCCGCGATGCAGTGGTCGCTGTTGCAGTACGGCCGCGCGTTCGCCGAGATCGTGCGCGTCGATGGCCGCGTGGTGGCCCTGTGGTGGCTCGATCCGAGTCAGATGTTTGTGGACCGGACGCCGGCGCGCATCAAGCGCTGGACCTACGCCGCCGGGCCGTACGCCTTCGACAAGCCCGGCGTCTACACGTTTTTGTTCGATCCCAGTCAGCCGCCGATTCTCGAGCTGACGATGGAATCGCCGGTGCAGCGCTGTCGCGACTTGATCGGCGCGGCGCGCGCGTTGCAGATCTACGTCGGCGCGTTTTTCGCGAACGGCGCGCAGCCGTCTGGCGTCGTGCGCGCAACCAGCAGACTCACCCCGACGCAGATGGCGTCCCTGCGCGAACAGTGGACCATGGTCTATCAAGGCGCGGCGAAGGCGCACAAAGTCGCGGTGCTCGACTCCGGGCTCGACTTCAAGTCCATCGCGATGGAGAACGACTCCGCGCAGGTGAACGAAATGCTGCAGTCGATCAACCAGCAGATCGCCGGCATCTTCCGCGTGCCGACGTGGAAGATCGGCGATCTCTCGAAGACGACGTACTCGAACATGGAGAGCGGCGAGCTGTCCTATGTCACGTCAACGCTTGATCCGTTCTTCGAGTGTTGGGAAGAAGCGATCCGGCGGGACTTGCTCACGACGCGGCAGTTCGGGATGTACACCGCGGAGTTCGACCGACACGCGCTCATCCGCTCGGACGTGAAGAGCCTCAACGACTCGCTGTCGTCCGGCATCCAGAACGGCTACCTGTCGCAGAACGACGCGCGCAAGGCGCTCGGGATGAACCCGATCCCGGACGGTGACATCTACCGCGTGAATACGGCGCTCGCCCCGGTTGGAACAGGAGAGCCCAATGTCGCCTGATCTGGAACGTCGCGCCGTTGTCGAGATCCGCGCCGACGCCCGGCGCATCATCGGCTATGCCGTCGTCTTTGATGTGCGCTCGCAGGATCTCGGCGGGTTCGTCGAAGTGGTCCGCGCGCAGGCCGTGCACGCGCAGGGCGACATCGTCGCGCTCTACCAGCATGATCCCGCGGCGGTGCTCGGCCGGACGCCGACGACGCTCCGGCTCACGAAGGACACACGCGGGCTGGCCTTCGAGTTGGACCCCGCGCCGACGACGGCCGGCCGCGACGCGCTCGCGCTCGTCCAGCGCGGCGACATCACCGGCGCGAGCTTCGGATTCCGGACGAAGAAGGACGCCTGGAAAACCGACGGCGGGACGATGGTGCGCGAGCTGCTCGACATCGAGATCGCCGAGATTTCGCTGACGGCGTTCCCGGCGTACCGCGATACCGATGTCAGCATCGCGCAGCGGTCGCTGCGGGCGCTGTCAGTCGCCGTGGAATCGAAGTCAGTCGCTTGGCTGCGGATGCAGGAGAAGACGCGATAACCGAACGACGAGCTCGACGCGAAACGCAACGGCTGGTGCTTCGGCAGCGCCATTCGGTATGAACGGGTGTGCCGCGCGCTGTATTGTAGAGGGAATTGGAGGTGTATTCATGCGGCGGACCATCGCATTGCGCACAATCCTCGTCGTCGTCGTGATTGCAATTGCAGGGGGCGCACTCACGTCACGCGTTCTCAGCGCCGCGCAGCCGACGCCATCGAGCGACGTGCTGACCACACTGCTCAGCGAGGTGAAGGGCCTGCGCGTGGCGATTGAACAAATGAGTTCCGGCTCCGCCCGTATTCAGCTCGCAGTGGCCCGCCTTCAAATCGAAGAGCAAAGAATCAATGACGCGGGGAAGCGGCTGCAGGATTTGCGACAGCGCCTTGGCGATGCGCGACGAGAGCTCCAGGACACGGAATCGCGCGCCGCAGAAATGGAGAAGGCTCTTGCAGGGAATCCCTCAGAGGGACTACGTAATTCGCTGACTTTCGAGTTGACGCAGCTTAACCGTAGCGCGGCTCTTCGACGCGCTACGATCTCTGAGTTGTCCGCTGAAGAGGCGCAATTGACGCAGGATGTAGCCGCTGAACAGGCGCGTTGGATCGAGATCAGCCGTCGCCTCGATGAGCTGGACGCTTCGATGGCGATCCGAAAGTAGCGGTGCGTGGTTCAGACTGACCACTACGCTCGAAATTGCACCCCTAATGCACCCCCCGAGCGGGATTAGCCACAGATGCGAGATTAGATAGCAGTCTATAAGTGATTTGTTTTGAATTATTTAACTGGCGCGCCCGGCAGGGCTCGAACCTGCAACCTTTGGCTCCGGAGGCCAACGCTCTATCCAGTTGAGCTACGGGCGCAATTGCTGACTGATGCAGTCATCATATACCGTCGCGCCGCGCGGCGTGTCGGCCGGTCTCGTCTAGAACAACACGCCGAACAGCTGTTTGACGAGATCTTCGAACGACATCATCGTGAGCGCAAGCGGCACGATAGGCGCGAGCGTCGTGCCAGCGAGGAGCAGAACGGCGTCGCGAGTGATCGGTGCAGCCCGCATGGTCTTCACGACTTCGAAGCTGTTCCCCAGATCGGCAAGGGACTGGATGTCCGCGCTGCCGATGAGCGGCTCGTCCGGCGGCGCGCCGCCGCGCAGCCATTTCCGATCGAATTCCCGCACGTAGCGTTCGGCCAGCGTGCCGTACTCGCGCAGCCCCGCTCGCTTCGCAGCCGTCAAATGCGGAATGAAGACCAGGAACGGCGCGAAGACAAGAATCATCACGAACACGACAATGACGGCGATCTCGGCCTTAAACTGCGGAAGCGCGGCGCCGAGGTGGAAGATGCGGTTGGCGATTGGACCGGCGACGATCGCCCCATGCGCCACAGCGAGCGGCGCAAACGCATAGGACATGTTCCCGAGAAAACCGAGTCCGCCGACGCGGTCCGGATGTGTCGGGATGAGGCTCAGCGGCAGTCGAGACACGTGCCACAGGAAGCGCGCCCAGATCACGATCCGGAAATACCATCGTAGTAACAGGAACTGGAAAACCGGCAGGCTCACCCAGGCGTACCACATCCCGGGAAGGGAAAGCGTCAACCCCTGCGCACCGGGTGTGGCATACCAGGTCGTGGTCGAAATCGCGACGTAGTGACGCCAGAACCACATGACGCCGACCAGGTACACGATCACGACCAGCGCGAGTTCGGCGGCAACTGAGTTGCGCAGCCGGTACGCGGAGCCGATGGCTGATTCGAATCCCCCTAGCGCCTCGTCTGGGACGATATGCCGCGTCCGGAACTGCTGCGCGACGAGTCGCATGCGGTGATGCACGACGAGTTCGGCCACAATCAACAGCGGCAAGGCGACGAGAAACCGCACGTTCGCATCAGCGTCCCGTAGAAACGGGACAAACCCCTGCGCGTTCAGCGGGTGCCCCTCCACGAGTGCTCCCACCATGAGCGGAACCCACGCGATCGCGACAATGATCAGCATCCGCGCGCGCACGAGCTCCAGCGCATTGCCGG